TCCTTTGGTCTTCCAGGTCGTCACCTCTACGAGGCCGTCCTTGGTGTCAAAGTTCACTCCTACGTGCTTGGAGCATCCTGTGAGGGTACAACCGATTGCACCTACCTGTTCAGGGGTGACGGTAACGCTTCCTGCGTTCTCGGTGTAGCCACACGAAACTTCTTCGGCAGTACCGACACGACGCTTATACTGAAGAATGTACTTGTCTGGAGCTTTCTTGCGGCCCTCGGCAGAACCGCCCTCAATGGTGGCTTCCTGCTCCTGACCTTCCTCGAAAGAAAGGGTGGTGGAGTTTTCGATAATGTCATCCTTACCGTCGCAGGAGCACTTACCCCAGCCTAATACTTTTACGGGATCTGGCATAATACTATTCGTTTAAAGATTTGTACTCGATTTTGTTATTGATGATGTGTTCGCTTGTACCGTTTGCCTCCATAACCCTCTGTGAGATAAGTGAGGCGCGGTAGGAGTTATCAGCTCCCCAGAACACACTAAAGAGTTTTTCGGCTTTCTCGCAAAGGACACCAAGGCGCTCAGTATCTTCCTCTGGCTGGTTGTCTACAATGATGTCGGCGACGTAGATGTTCACGTTCACGGTGGCAGTCTGAATCTGGCCGTTCTCGTTGGCAAGGACAGAGATAAGTATATCCTCCTTGTTTGAGTTGTGCGGCCTCTTCCGCTTGCTCACCTTTCCAGTGACGGCACTGGCAAGCTCAGAGCCTCTGATGTGCCTGAAGATGTCAGTCTTTATCGCTTCGTCATTCTTCATAATCTGAGTGCGTTTATCCTTTTGATGGCGGCTTCCTTTGCTCTTTCAAGCCTTGCGTTCACTTCATTCTGCGCCCATATCCTTGTGGATTCGAGCACGTCCTTGCTCTCAATGGCCTCTACATATTCCGCATAGTTCATAGCTGCCACGACTACCAGAGCGAACACATTGGAGTATTCCTTTGCCAGCTCTGCAACCATCCTGCGGCCCTCGGAGGAACCGAGCGAACCGCCCTTGACAACATTGAAAGCAGACTCAATCTGCTTCACGCCGTAGTCGTAGATGGAGTAGCCGATGGACGAGCGCAGGTTGGAGGTGTGGTCTATCCAGCTATCGTCCTGTGAGCGGTCTCTGACTCTGACAACACATTCCTCACCAAGCTTGGCAAACGCAGTCATAATCTCGCCCTTGATTATCTCAAAGGATTGCTTGAAGAAAGCGTCTATTGCGCTCAGGGGGGTAGTCATCTTTATTGCCATGTTCCGACCCACATTTTGCATTGCATCTGGTATCTGTGAAAGCCTTTCACAACAAGCTCCTTCACCTCGCGACCGAACATCTTCACGCGGACTTTCTCGCCGTATGCGAACTCTCGGCACGTTCTCGGAAGGTTGTAGATGGTGTACGAATAAGGCTCCGTCTGACCGTCTGGGGTGGTGATGGTCTCTGCCTTTCCGGCAGGAACCATGTCACACTTGCAGTAGTTCTCGACCCACCTCTCCGAGCCTTTGATGTAATCGCCAGTCTCTTCGTCATCGTGGCCGGGCTGCACCTCCAGATAGTCAAGGGTGTGCGGGGCGAAATTCAGTACACTCATCTCTCAGCCTCCGAAATACACCATCGGCTGACCAAGTGGGCTGTCCTCGCCGATGGACTGGTAAAGGGCATTGATGCGAACCAACAGCCGCTCCTTGTCCTTGTCGGAAAGAGTGCCTACGCTCTTGTCCGATTCGTGTACAGAGACAGCCTGTAGCAGAGAGTAGAGACAGTCAGCCAAGGCACCCTTGAACGCCTTCGTCTGGGACAGCTCGTAGGTGTACTCGGCTTCCTCATCCAGATTGCGCTCAATGATGGTGTTCTCCACGAACCCGACAGGAATCGGGTAGTGGATAGCATCGAGAAGTGCCTGCTTGACTGTTTTCATTGCCATTCAGAGTTTAGGTGTTTGCAGCCTGATTAACGGTGATGGCGGCGGTCTTCTCACCGACAGTCACGGTAACAGTACCAGTACGTGCGGGTGCGCTGTCCTCACTGTTGGCAGCAACCTTGACGGTCACAGTGTCACCAGAGATAGAGGGCGTTATCCAAGCGTCCGTGGTAGTGGCGGTGGCTGAGGCGAGGCCGGTGGTGTAATTGGTTCCGACCTTGACGGTCTTTCCTGTGCTGTCAGCAGCCTTGGTGAAGGTCAGCGTTGAAGGTGTCAGGATGGGGAAGTACACACAGCCTTTGAGCAGTGCCTTCTCGTCCTTGTCACTGAGGGCGTTCACCGCAAGGATGACGTCTTCGTCAGTGGCAGTGGTGGCGATGTTGGCACCGAGGGCCTTCAGGCCGCTAATGACGTCGGCCTTGACGTACTTCTTGCCGTTGATGGTGACGTAGTCATCACCGCTGTCTGCCGTCTCAGCGTCAGTGTCAACAGCTGCCGACTTGCTCTCCGTGCAGTCGATGACGTAAATCTGGTCAACGTCCTCGATGACAGGAACAACAAGTGCCTGGCCGTTGGTGAACTCCTGAAGCGGGTCAGTCTTCGAGTACTTGCTGATGAGCTTGTAATCGTCGATGGTAGCGTACTTGACGCCGGGAACAGGACGCGAAGCCTCGGCAAGCGTACCCCAGACGAGCGAACCGACCTCCTCATTGCAGATGAAGATGATACGCTCCGGATTCCACGGCTTGACTGACTTCTGCTTACCGTTCTTCTCGAAGACAACGGAACGGTCGACCTCCTCAATCTTGATGTCAAACTCGTCCTCGAAAGCCTCAATGAACTTCTTCTTCTTCGGGACCTTCAGAGTGGTGGTGTCGGTATATACCTTATCCTCCATATCGGCGACAAGCTCGCGTGCCCAGCGTTCCTTGCGGATTTCGTTCAGCTTGGAGCTGGCCAGCATCACCTTAATGATGGTGTTGCCGTCGGCATCGGCCTTCTTCTTAATGTTCTCGAAGTCCTCATAGCTGACGTGACCCTTGACGATGGTGCCGAACGTATTCTCCTCGAAGTAGCCGTAGTCAAGGCGCAGGCCGGTTCCCACGTTCTCCTCATCCTCGACCACCACGACACCCTCAGAGAGGGCAGTGAGGAAGTTGGCCTCGTTCTTCTCGTCGATACCGATGTCACAGGCAACGGCATCCTCGGTGAGCTTCTGGATGATGCGCTTCTTCTCAGCCTTCTTGGCCTCGTCGGTGATGGCAGAGTCATAGTGGGCCTTCATGATGTCAACCGTGTTCATCTCGGTCTCACGCATCTGCTTCTTCATACCTACCTTCGGCAGTTTGCCGTTCGAGGTGGCGATGCTGCCACGCTTCTTGATGGGCAGGGGGGAGTCCATAGCCACCATGTCAGCGGCTACATACGTAGTCTTGGCGCTCGTTCCCTCCCACTTCTGGTCGGGCGAGTACACCTTCTTCAGCATAGTCTTATGGAGATAGGTGCGCTTCTTGGGCTCCTCTTTCTCCTTGACGTACAGAGACAGCTTGTTCCAAAGCCCTCTGATGAATTCAATGTACAGTGATTCGTTCATAATCTACTACTTTTAATCGTGTTCGAAAATGAGGTTGGGCAGAGCTGCCTTGACGGCTGCTCGCTGAGTGGCGTCGGCAAACTGGTAAGGCATAGCCTCATCGTTCACGCGGCCATCGTCCATAATGCCGACCATTGCTTCGTCGGCAGGCTTAGAGGCCACTACGACACCTGCATACTCATGGTCTGCAGGCAGCGAAGCGTAATGCACTCCGTCATCGGCGACTGGCATGGGCTTGAACGTGTAGTTCTTGCCGTCCTCGTCAAGGGTCTTGATGGTCATGTGGCCAGCCTTGACTACAGTGCCGGTGAAGCCCGTCATGTCGAGCGAGCGGCCACCGGTGATGCCGGAACCATAGTGACGGATAACAATGGAATCGAGTTCTGAGACAACATTCTTGTCATTGAACTTTCCGAGTGTGGTTTTTGCACCCATTTCACTTGAATTTTGATGGTTAAACTTTGGACGGCTCAATCTTTGGCCAGCTCTATGATTTCATCGTCCGACATTGTCTCTTCATCGTCAATATGAGTTCTATTGCCACCTCCTGCGGCTGGCGGCGTTCCGAGTTTGTCAAGACCCTTTGAGAGTCTGTCCTTGTTCTCGCTTTAGAGGTCTTCCTGAAGCTCGTCAAGATAGTCCTCGAACTCTTCCTCATTCTTGAACGACATTCGGGCAAAGGATTTCAGTACTCGCTCACCATACTTGCCTGTGTCCTTGACAATTTTCTCGACTCTTGAGCGTCTGGTCTCTTCGGTTCGACCCTTCTTCAAGTCGGAAATCTCAGTCTGCAGGCCCTTGATGGTTTCGTTCAACTGACCGAACAGCTTTGTCATTTCTGAATCCTGTTCCTGATTGCCCTTGCCCTTCTTGCCCTTCTTGGACGGACTCTTACGCTTCTGAGTCGTGTCTGGCTCATCATCGTCGTCATCATCGTCGTCATCGTCATCATCCGTTGTGGCAGGATGAGCATTCATGTACTCTTGGAGTCGGCGGTCTGCCATTGTCTGAGCAATTTCGAGCATAGGTATGACGGCATCAATCTCATCGTCAATAGCCTTTGCAACGTCCTCGTCACTGGCATCATCTTCGAGGTCAAGTTTATCGGCAACTTTGGCGGCGATACCCTTTACCTCCTTGCGGCTGAACCCGAGCGCCTTTATCTCCTTTCTCGTTTTCAGCACTTCCAGAACCTTTCTGAAATGTTTGTTCATAACTCTTGAATTTTGGTTTTAAAATAACTCTGCGTGCAGTACGCAAGCAGAGTTACCCATCATCAGTGTCTAAGAGCAATTACTGATTCAGATTGTTCTGCAACGTGCATTCACACGCTTTCGGCTGCAAATTTAAAGAAACTTATTTGAATAACAAATACTTTTAACTATAAACTTTGTGACATTTACAAACTTTTAACTATTTGAAAGGCAAATACATTTAACATATACAAAATGAGAGGCGCAGGATGGGAAAACCAAGCCTGCGCCTCTGGCGAGAATAGAAAGAATCGTATGAATTACGTAGAAGCCTCTTTGCTTTCGCTGTGAGACGTTTTTTCTTCTTGGGTGGTAAATAGTGCGCGGATGCTTTTTAAAGACTCTCTGTGACGCTGTAAGAGCCTTGAAAGGAAAATCCTGTCAGTACAGGTCTGGAGCAGTTCGTTCAGATCCTTGTCATCACAGTTGTCAAAAAGTGTGGAGTCATCAGTGAACGCGCATTCTGTCTTACCGGTTTTCTTGCTCGTCCGCTTGACTTTGAACATTCTTTTGGCTTGGAATACTGAGTACTCATAGCCGTAGTGTGTGAAAGATGCGATTGTTCCCATATCATAACTATTCTTCATCGTCATCCTCGATTTCATCTTGGGCTACCAGTTCATCATACACACCATCAATATCATCAGCCGAAAAATAGTTTGTGATGAAGATGGCAACCTTTTCACTTCCATGTATAGAAAGCCAGTTGTAAACCGCTTCTTCTTTGTGATTTCTAAATCCCATTGCTCTAAATACTTTATTAGTTATACAAATATGATAGCCCATTCTTGGGGTCTGTAAGATGGTTCCACATCTCTTCTCTGGAGTATTGAGCGGCAAGCCCTTGTGCCCTGCCATTGCAGAGGTCATAGCCTGCGCCTAAGT